GCCGTGATCTGGATATCTTCAAACCCTTCGGTTTCCAGCCGGGCCAGCGCGGCAGCGGCCTCATCGGCAAGGTTTGGATATGCAGCGGCAAGCTGCTCGAGCGTGATCTTCTGCTCTTGGTAGAGCGCGATCTGTTCCTCGACCGGCGTGCGCAGGCCCTCGATCGTCGCCATGCCGGCGTCGAGAATGGCCTTGTATGCGTCCGCCTGATCCTCCAGCGCCTGCTGTGCTTCGCGTGCCGCAGCGGCGGCAGCACGGGCGCCGTCCGACGCGGATCTGCTGTCGGTCTTGGCAGTCTCGGTTTCCGGCTGGTAGCCGGGAACGAACGGCGCACGGTTGCGACCACCGGGCGGCAATGTATTGGTGCGCGGGTTTTCGAGTCTCTGCAGTTCTTTTTGAAGCTCAATGCGCCGCTCGAGAATCTGCTCGGCGGACCTGAAGCCGGTGCCCATTGACTCGGAACCAATGAACAGCGCGCCCCTCCCTTCAAATCGGGAAAGGATGTCGATCTGATCGCGGAGTCGAGCGTTATTCTGCCCGGTGATCGTGTCGAATATTGCGGTAAGCGCTGGGGCGACCGTTGCCGTTAACGTGCGCGCGAAACCAGACCAGGACTGATTCAGACGCTTAATCGCATCGTCAGCATCGGCCAGCGCCTTTGCCTGCTCGCCCGTAAGCGTAGCGCCCATGCGCTGGGCTTCCTCGCGCGCTGCACGAATGCCAGCCGCGCCCTGCTCGAACAGTGGCAGCAGGTCGGCTCCGGCCTTGCCGAAAAGTTCAACCGCGGCTCGCGTGCGATCGGCGGGGTCCTTCAAACCGGCGATGCGGTCGGCAAGAGTCTCGAACTGTTCTTCGGGCGATAGCCGCTTCAGATCCTCGATAGTCAGGCCCAGCGCCGCAAGAGTATCGTTGGCGCCCTTCGCACCGCTGCCCGCCTGACTCAGCTGAACCTGCATCTTTTTCAGTGCAGTGCCGAGCGAGTTCATGTCGATGTCGCTCTGCTTGGCCGCGTAGGCTAGTTCGCTGAACGCCTCGACGGCGATGCCGGTTTTGACGGACGCTTTCTGTATCTCGTCGCCGTATTCGATAGCAGCGGCCGCAGTGCGCCGTAGCGCCTCGAAGCCGAGCCCTACGCCAAGCGCTCCCGCCAGTGACTTAATCCCGTCTGTGACGCGGCTGAAGTTCGCCCTCATCCGTTTTTCAAAGCGATCGGTCTCGCGGGCAGCCGCGTCCATGCCCTGCTTAAACCCGCCCATCTTTAGGATGAGGTCGGCGGTCAGGCTGCCAAGTGATCGTGAAGCCATGTTTCTACGTTCCTTTACCCGACAGGATGCGCATCACGTCGTCCAGCGATGCGTCCGGTGCGTCAAAGTGCGGCATGAAGTCTTCAATACGCGCGTGGCCGCCGAGTGCGCGGTTGATGCTCAGTGCAATCAACGCGAACCCGGCTTCCAGTCGCATTCCCAGGTTGAGCGTTCCTCGGGCCTCGACGTAGCTTTGCCAGTCGAGCGCCTCGGTGTAGCTCATCCGTTCTTTCGCTTCTGCAACTGTCCGGCCGCCGACGCCGTTCAGCACGAGTTCGTGCCAAAATTCGTCGGCGGCCGTCAGTTTTTTGCTGCAGTTCCCTTGCGGCGATTCAGAGGATTGACGGCATGCACGGCATCCTCGAGCAGCACCTCGGCAAGACCGGGGTCCAGATTGAACGCCGACTCGTAGGTGATGCGCTCGGTGCCCTCGTCGCCGAGCAGGATTGCCTCGGATATCAGGGTTGCCGTATAGCTGCGGTTCGGCTGCTTTCCAGCATCCGACCACATCCTTTCGATGGTGCCTGCAGACAGCTTCCTTACGCGGACGGTGAATGTGTCCGTGACCGGCTCGCCGTCTGGTCCCTCGCGGGTCCAGCTTATTTCACGAACTTCCGGCGCCTGCGGGACAAACCCGCCCATGTTCTGAAGCTGCTGCAGATCCATCAATCCTCCAAAGGTTTACACCTTGGCCTGCAGGATCGGGAAGTCCGAAACCTGGATGGCCACATTACTCGTGACGACCGTGTTCAACGCGAAGTCGAACGGCAGGTCGCTGATAAAGCCGGTGAACAGAATCCAAGAACGGCTCGTCGGCGCGGTGAACGCCGTCGAGTCCGACGTCGGAAGTGCCGTACCGTCAGACCAGCCGAGCGCGAAGTCGAGCGTGATGCCCTCGACATACAGCTCATGCAGCCGGACGTGGCTAGCGTCCGCCGGGTCGAAGTTGATCGTGAACTGCGCCTGTCCCGGCGTCGCCATGCCGGCCTCGTAGGTGCGCGCCGCCGAGTCGAGACAGGTCGTCTCGATCTGGTCGCGCGCCGCGGTCAAGCCACTAAGCGTCGTGACGCAGCCGACCTTCGTCACCGCGAAGGTGTCGGGGTCGATGAAAAAGAGTTCTGAACCTTGAGTCTTGCGTGCCATCGTCTGATGCCTCCAGAAATGAAAAGCCCCACGTTCTAGCGGGGATCGGTTTTTCTGCGAGGCATCAGTGCGTGTTGCGTGTAGCGCGACACACCGCGAGGCAGGGATTCAAATCAACGTCGTGCGGTCGAGTCATCCTCGGTCGCGTAAACCTTTAGCCAGCGCTCCCATGCGCTGAGTATTCCTTTGCATAGGCGCAGGATCGCGTAGTGTAAAGCCACGGTTTCCGGCCTCATCGATCCGTCATCCACTCGGCGCTGAAGGAAACCCGGAACGACTTCGTGTCCGGGTCGCGCATTTCGCCGTTGTAGCCGGTCACGTAGGCCACTTCCTCGATCGCCGCCTGCAGCGCGTTTGCCACCGCGCGGGCGCTGGCCCAGGTTCTGCCGTACACGTCGACCTGCGTCGTGAATGAATCCACGTCGGGGCGGTCGCCAAGATAGTTCTCAGGCTGGCCGCCGACGATCTGCCACACCGCATACGGGTACACTTCCTGCTGCCGCGCCTCGCCGAACGGATACAGGCGCAGCACCGTGCCGTCGCTTAACAAGGACTGGACCGACGTATCAGCGGCGCAGACGGAATGGAGTGGTGGGTGCATCAGTCAGCGCTCCGCGGCGATCCTGGTGATCTCGCTATTCAGTTCGGCGACCAGCGTCGACAGGACGGCCTGCGCGTTACGCTCGAGCGCAGGCACAAGGAAAGGACGGGCGGCCATTTTCTCCGTGCCAAGTTCAAGGAATCGCCAGTACCAAGTATCGCCGCCAGGGTTTCCCTTGTCGCCGCCGGTTAGGTAAGACTTACCGACGCGATTCTTTCGCTGGTTAACCCGAATGTTTGAATACTTCCGAGCGCCGCCGAGGATGCCGACCCGCATTACCACGCCATCCACCGCTTTACTCTGCCGACGCGACTGCTGCAGGAATACGTTTTTCCAGATTCGCTCGGGCGTGGCTTCCTCATCCAACTGGCGAACTCGGTCGCGGGCTGCCGCGCGCACAATCGCCATGGCCTTTCGCGCGGACTTCTTACCGGCAGCCTGCTGCAGTTTCGGCGTGAACTTGGACAGCCTGTCGATGATGGCGTCTGCGCCATAAACCCGGATGTTCAGTTCGGTCTGCATCAGTGCCAATGCTCCTTAACCCACGGCAGCGGACTGGTCCAGGGTTTTGTCGGGCCGTTGAAATGCACCATCCTCGCATCGGGCGGAACATGATGCTCCCGGCCCTTCATGTCGCGGATCGAGTAGATGCCGGCATCCTTCCCGTAATACTTTTCGCGCCCGCCCAGCCGGTAACTGAGCCAAGCCTGATCGCTGCCGCGGAACCCCGCGCGGCGGGCTTCCTGAATCGACGGCAAGCCCTTGAAGTCGCTCCAGACATGCGTCCTGGTGCCGGGTGTGAGCAGGTACACCCCGCCGCCGAAGCGGAGTTTTTGACCCCAGTCCCGATACGGCCGCCAGCCGACGAACTCCTCGGGGCGGTCGAACAATGGCCCCCAGTCCCCGGTCGGCACCACGTCGATGTCGACGCACAGCAGCCGATCCCCTAGCGCCTTGGCCTCGGGCGAGAAGTTCCACAGGCGTCGGTAGCAGGATGGGAACCGGCCGCCCTCGGGCGACCGTAGCTCGCCGACCTGGCGCGCCTCCGGTGGAGTGATTACCACTTCAACGTCGCTGTCGAAGCCGTCTGTGCTGTCCGCCACGCACACAAACCGATGCGGGCGGGTCATATGCCGGGCCACCGCCTTGCGCAGCGTGTTGACGTGCTCCGGGGCGTAGGGACGGTCACCGAGGCCGGTGCCGTTCCACAGCCAGCAAACAATCGAGATCATGCGGCCAGTCGGGCGTTCAGCGCACCGTCGGCCAGCCTGGACACCGCCACGCGCTGGGAGCCTGTCCACCGCGCCATTTCATATCCCGCCTTACTGATCCAGTCGGGCACGTCGTCGAACGTAAGGCCAGCCTGTGCAGCAGCCCTGCGGTAATCCTCGAGGGTATGCCGGAACTGCTTGACCCCGGATCGGTACGTCTTCGGCTCCGGCACGTAGGCCCAGTAAAACCGGCTGCCCCGGTGCATCGCCGCGGCAGCACTCCGCATGACCGATTCCATGATCGACTGCGGCAGGTGGATGAACACCGAGAACGACCAGATAAAGTCGAACTCGAGCCCGGCCGGCAGTTCGCCGATTGAGAACTGCGGCAGGCGGGACGCCCAGCCTTCCTCCAGCGCTACCGTGCGCGCCTGACCGATGGCAGACTCAGCAATGTCCAGCCCGTGGTAATTGCCAGGTTCAAGGTACGGCGCGGCCTTTCGCGCGAGCCGCCCGGTGCCGCAGCCGATGTCGAGCAGCCGATGGCCGGGCTTTAGCCCCTGCGACACCAGAAAGTCGTGCTGCAGTTTTCCGTGGGCGTCCCAGTTGTCACCGGCACCGACCGCGGCCTGGTAGCCGGTCAGTTCGATCCGGCGGGCCGTGTGCAGGGCATAGGCGTCGAGGAAGTCGTGCTCGAGGTACAGCGCGACCGTCGTCGGGTCTTTCTTCGTCTTGGCTGGCATTGCTGCCAGCTCCTCGGGTGTCAGTCTCACATTTTGCTCCGGTCGTTCTCAAGCCAGCGCATCAGCAGGCCGCCGACGCTTCCCATGTCGATTGCCTGGATGCCCTTCCCCGCCAATCGATTCGCGAGGCAGGTCGCCGTCGGCCCGCAGGACATCAGCACGATGGACGGCTTGGCTGCGATCACGGCCGCCTCGAGGTCTCCGATGACGGCATAGGCTTCGTGGCTCGGACACTCAATGTGCTTCGCCTTCTGACTGAGCCGGGCCGCGGTCAGCAGTTTGCTGGACGGCTCCGACACGACGACGACCCGTTCCTTACCGAGCCAGAGCCGCGCCATCAGGTTGCAGTATTCGGCCGACTCAAGGTCATCGGCCGCCGAGTCGGGCCGGGTAATGAACGCCGAGTAATACCGCTCGCCGTCGCCCTTCTCGAAATACTTGCAGAACCGCAGTTCATGGCGCTGCCAGTTCTGATATTTCGGGCCGGTCGGGTCCATCGTCGGAATCCCGAGTAAACACATCGGCTCACGAATCCCGAGAATTGTCCGCATCTCGGCCGTCAAGTGGGCGTTGCGGGGTTCGCGGCTGTATTCCTGACCCTCAAGGATCTTCAGTTCGCCATCACCAAAACGAGCGATTGAGTAGCCCTTCAGCAGCTTGCGAACCGTGGCAAATTCACCGATTACGCGGGGGTACATAGATCCTGCTTTATCCATGGAAACCTGATCGGCCGATGGCCTTTGTACCGCCCTTTCATCGTCGCCTTGCGCCGCGCGAACTCGCCCCGCTCCCGGCTCAAAGTGTCGTCCGATGCGTCTTTAACGACACTTCGGGTGTACACCAGCAGGTGTGCATCAGACGGCGCCAGCAGCGGCGAGCCGCCGGCCTTTTCAAGTTCGGCCAGGAACGGCGAGCCACCGCCGAGACAGCCTGAAAAGTCTTCGTTGTATCCACCGGCGGCCCAGTACAGGTCGCGCGTGCAGAGGTATGAGTCGATGTGCGGGTGGATTTTCCCGTACTCGGCCTCCTCGGGGATCTTGTCCTTGCGTCGAGTTTCGTCCGCGCGCCCGTTGCGGAACCGCTCGAACCGATACCAGCGGAACCGATCCGGCTCGAACGCCAGCAGACGCTCGGCGCACGCCGCCGGCAGAACGTGGTCGATGTCGATGTGGACTACGAAATCCGTCTGCGCCTGATAGGTGCCCAGATTGCGGGCGCCGCCGCGGTTCCATGGAATGTCGATGCCGATCCGGTACAGCGCGATTCGCGACCGAAGCGACCCCGAAGCCTCATCCAGAATGATCGAACGCGCATCCTCGGGGCTGCCATCGTCGACAAGAACGATCGAGACGCCGGCCGGGTAGTATTCCCAGACCCGAATCTGCTCGCGCAACATGAAAACATTGCGATAGTAGGGCACCACTATCGTTACGCCAGTGTCACCCAATCTCGGCACGCATCCACCTCACGACCGACTCTAGTTCCTCGATAGATGCATTCTGCTTAATGCGATTTGCTCGGTGGCTTATCACTCTCACGTTATTGGCGACGTACCCAAGATCGGGTATCAATCTGTCTAAACTCGGTGAGCCGTCGTGCAGCTTTCCGTTTCCGCGCTTCAAGGGAATACCCAAAACAGGGCACACATCGGGAATGCTGATATCAGCACTCGTCAAGTTGAAAGGAACGCCCTGCTGCTTGGCTCTATCCCTCGCTCCGAACAATAGCTTCGCCAAAGGCTTGCGCGATAAGTATTCCCTGCTCCACTTGTTTTTTTCGCGCTTTTTCTCAGGAGTCAGCGTTGCCCAATGTTCCCTGCTGTATCGATTTATTCGCTCACGATTCTGAATTCTGAACTCGGACTGGCAGGCGACACAATTCGCCGTTCTGACTAGCCGGTTTGAAGAATGACCTCTGCGGCACGGCTTCCCGGTGAAGTAATGAATTTGCCCCAGCCACCGCGCCTCCTCGCGCGATGTAACCTGATAAGCGAATGCCTCCACTCAGCGCACCAGCGCCCACAGCATGCGCACGGCTTCGTCCTGATCACAGGTGGCGCAGGCCAGTTCAAGGTCGAGCATGGCGTCCGGGGACGGCCTGCGGAGTTCGTCACCGATAACCTGGTACACACCCGCCACCGGCGTCGTCGCAAGATCGCCGCCGTGGAACAATTCCTCGGTCAGTTTCTCGCCGGGACGCAGGCCGATGAACCGAATCGGCACCTCCAGGCCCATCTCCTGCATCAGATCGCGCGCCATATCGATCAGGCGACGGGGCGCGCCCATCTCGAGCACAAAAGTACCCGGCTCACCGAGGCCGATGACGTTGGCCACGAGACCGACCGCCCCGTCGATCGACATGAAGTACCGTTCGCACCGCTCATCCGTCAGGGTCAGCGGGCCGCCCGCGCGGATCTGTTCGCGCCACAGCGGCAGCACTGATCCCGCCGAGTCCAGCACGTTGCCGAACCGCACCGTCAGGAACTTCGTCGTTATGCTGCTGCGGCCGAGGTCGGCGACGATCAGTTCGGCCATGCGCTTCGTCGCGCCCATAATCGACGCAGGCTGGACGGCCTTGTCGGATGAGATCATGCAGAACGATTGCACGCCCGCCTCGAGCGACAGTTCGGCCAGGGTTCGCGTGCCGAATACGTTGTTTCGGATGGCCTCGGAAGGATTCTGCTGGCACATCGGAACATGCTTGTGCGCGGCGGTCGCCAAGCAGGGCGCCAGCAAGCTCACGCTGGTGAGCCTGACGGAAAATGGCCTTTACAACATCGACCGCCACCTTCGGGGACGCTACGGCAGCCGGCTCGAAATCCGGCCGGTGCTCGG